CAAGAACGACAAGTCGAACACGGTGATCACACGCGTCATCTGTGCATCCACCTTAGCCTGGGAACGAAGCTCATCTTTCAGGTTGGCTTTCGCAAGCACCAACGGGGTACGACCGGCCAGCAACTCCGCATGCATGGCTTGGACGTTGTGTGTGAGCTGAGGGTCAATAATGCGTCTCTGTCCACGCTCGCCCTCAATGGCCTTGCGCTTGCCTTGTCCCTTGTAGTCGGGTGAAAAATTAAGTGGCGGCCCCGCCGACGTGCTCAAGTCCAACTCCCCAATCATGCGCTCACCTGGATTTATGCTCTGCTCCAGAGTCAGCACACGCACGTCACCCGGCGTGACGCCGGACGCCAAATAACCCCCATAAATCGTGTCGACAACCTCTTCGACATCCGCCTCAGAAAGATCAGGAACAATGCCGGCCGAACGCGACATTTCATTGAAAATCAACTGATCAGTAGGGAGACAGTCAGGCCCACTGCTCATACCCAAAACAGCAGGGGCACGAGTGACGCCCTCCAAAAGGGGATCGTCCGCCAGGGGGCTCAAGGTGTACTTCGTCTTAGTCTCACGCTGGGGCGGTGCGTTATCTATGCGGAACATGGGCTCAAAACCTGCCCCGTTCTCAACAGACGGAAGGGCGCTGGCGTCAGCGACGTGCATTAGCCCAATGACCAGGGGCTCGTGGACAGGCAAATCATGCCCGGCCTGTCCAACAGTCCTCTCGATGTCGTCGATCCGAAAAGGAGCCGCAATGCCCGCACGACCAGTGGGGCCTCGATATTCGGCGGTATGCATGCCAACAATGCGCACAACGTAATTCGAATCCACAGAGATCAACAAACGCCCACACGCTCCATTCTGCTGAGCGGTGTATCGAAAACTACCCTCGATGTACGCGTTGTTGCCCACCTTCTCTTCACTGGCATAGGTGACCGTGCCCGGCTGCCACTTAACGTCCCCGACCTCAAACGACTTAACACCGTCACTTGACAAGCACAACAAGAACAATGCACCAGACTCATCCAAAATGGGGTCGCCAATCAAATCCCCAGGACAAACGTGATGGCTCAAGTCACGCTTGGAAGGAAAAAACCCAGAGACTTCGTACGAACAAACATCGTACGCAAACCCAATACCGCCGGCGTGTGGTTTAACCGGTGTGTGTGGTATCAGCAGTTTGGACTCAAAGCCAATCTCCAAAACAACAACACTCACAACACCCCTCTCACGAACCTGATGGGTGATGCGAATCTGAGTGCCTTCGGGAAGGAAGCCGGTCCCGTCAACGCTGCGGAAGAAATGGGTGACAGTGGAGATAAGCTTGCCCTTGCGCACAAACCCGTGGGTCATCCTACCCAGCGATGGCACACACAACATAACGCAATTGTCGCCCAAATTGCGCAGCACCTCGGTGGCTCGCACGGCGCTCTCTAAGCGTCCCTGTGTAAGTTCCCCCATCACTCCCCGAAAGGCGTCGCCGTGGATGTAAGGCTCACCACCAGAATAGCCAACCCTGGCCATCTTGCCACCGCGAACAACAGTGGTCCACCCGGAAGTGCCCTCACGCTCAAACCGTTGCCCACGCCGGTCACGCCCACCGCGACGCTCGGCGCGGTTGTCGTGCTTGGTGTACTCACGATCCTCATGGGCGCTGTAATTGTCGTACTTCTCAGCCATCTTCTCCTTGTACTCACGCAACCGGTCCAAGCGCATCTCCTTGCGCTCCCTATTACGACGGGCATCGTACTTGGCGTCTGCATACACTTCAGTCTCCTCCTCCTGCTCCTGCTCGTCCGCAGCACGGAACATCGACCGGTAAGCGACGTACGCGGCTGCAGCAGCACCAACTGCAGCCATGGCCTTCAAGAAACCAGACAAACTGAAACCCAAAACAGCATCCCGAGCAGAACGCAGACGATCCCAAAAACAAACCTTGGGCGGGGGAGGGGCCGGCTCCAAAGCCGTCAAGGCAGCCTTAGCATCCAGGCTAGCCTTAGCAGCTTCAAACTCCGCAGACCCCGTAGTGGTTGGGCCCGCCACCGGGAAGAACATGGCACAAGTGGAATTATACAAACAAACACGCTCACGAACAAAATTCTTGGTCACCCACTGCTCATCCATGCGGGGTGGGTTCCCAGTCCACACCTTGACCACATTCGGGGACAACCCAAGCCAAGTCTTGTACAATCGGGCAACAACCTCACCAGCCTCCGGCTTGTCAAACATCCGAGAGTCGACCCTAATCTGAATGGTCATGAACGTCTTGAGGTTAGCGGGAATGCGACCGGCCCACTCAGCAGCCTGCGCATTGCTCAAACCCTTCATGATCTTGGGTTTAGCCAGCCTATAGGCATCACTGATGTTCCTCTTAAAATTCAAGCTGTCGCACGACGCAACCGTGCTCGGGGTGTAGCCCTTGTCCATCTCCGTGATCTCATCCCCAAGATCGAAAAAGCTAGCATCCTCATCATCGCGCTTCTTCCTCTCGTAGTTGTCGTCCTCGGCTGTGGCTGCCTCCAAGGCCAACTGATGTTCAAGCACCGTCTGGGATTCACGCGACCCCGAAAACATCTGGGCAATGATGTCAGGCCCAATGTCGGCTGCCAAATCATTCACACGAGCCTCCAACACAGCACGCAGTCCAGCAAACCCGCCCATGAGGTCCGCATAACCTTCCGCAGCCGCTAAAGCCCGAGCACGGACCATAATGAGCATCTGCATGAAGTCGAGCGTGTCAGGCAAGGTGCGGAAACGTGGCTGCCCATTCTCAACCGTCATGTGGCCCAAACTGAAGGAGAGGTGAGGAAAGAGGCTGCGCTCAGCCGCAGAAAGCCGGTCCAATTTGCCTTGGTCCAACTTCCCCTCTTCAGTCATGTAGTCGGGCTTCAAACCCACGGTGAAATGAAGGCCGCGCCGGTAAAAGGCCTCCTGTGACGTGATGCCAGGGACGTGGGAGCCAAACCGTCGATTCGTGGTGCAGAAAATATACTTGGCATTGCAAACTATGCCCTTATGAGGAAGATCAGCCATGGGCGGTGCAAAGCCATTCGGCCCAACCAACTGGATGTATTGGTTCGCAAACTCCGTGTAAACCTCATCCTTACCCTGCCCATAATCCTCAAACAAAATCGTGTCCTTCCAGTGCTCATACCCTGACCAGTGTTTTTCACCCATTGGAACCACGAACCTGTTCCGATTGGGATCGTCGCCAGGGCCAGCAAGCGCGACAGACATAGCCGTAACCACCATGCTCTTACCAAGTCCAGCAGCACCATGAAAAACGGCAGAGCAAGGAATGGGCATCTGGTCCTTGGCCAACTGGGATCGCAAGGCGGTGACGTTCTTACGCATGGTATTGATGATAGAGAAGACAAAGCGGGTCTCATAAGGCTGGACAGACTGCTTGGAGCTTATGGCAGCATTGACTTGAGTGGAAAGGGCCGTAAACACATCAATGTAGCGGCGCGCAAAGCCACGAAACTTAGCTGCACCCTCAACCTCCAAACGATCATTAAGCACGTGCCCCTCGCGCAAAAGATCAACAAAATCCGCTGGCCAACCTTCCATACGCACTGGAAAGCCAACTTGCACCAAAAAGTCCTGCAACACGTTGGGCAAACGCGTGATGATGAAAGTGGCAGCGCCCTCAAGTACACTCAAGCCAGCGACCAACTTGGGGGCCGCCCCCAAGGCCGCGGCGGCAACACGGGCCTGGGGCAGAGTGGGGACCAACATAGACAACAAAAGAGCCGAAAGTGCCAAGGCTGGTTCCGCATGGCCAGCCTGAGCAACATAAACTTCAGGCTCAACAGCAACAACAGGAGCCGGCTTGATGCACTGAGCCAAAAACTCCAAAAGGCGGCCAGACCAACTAGCCAACTGCTTGAACGCCCCCCCAATCAGACCACCAAGGGACATACCAAGCTCGCACACAACTTCAAAACTGCTGGCCAGCCAACGACAAATGCTGGGCACGGACAACGCCACTCCAATGATAATTGCTCCACCAGTGACATAGGAAAGGTTCTCAAGCGTGAAAACCTTGTCCAACAAACCCCTGAACTGCTCCCACAAACCGGTGACAACATTCTTAGGGTACTGGACAAACCCATGTGTGGCATCAATAATATCCATCACCTTGCCCGGGGCTGCACGGGCTCGCGAAAAACAACTTGGTG